CTGGTGCCACCTTAAAGGTTTTAGCCCACAATTGGAGCATAGCTGGGATACCACCAATAGATTTGATAAATGCTGATCTTTTAAGTTTCCGCCACTTGCCATTTTTGGTGACCTCTCCCCAAAAAGGACCCAAGCCATACTTCTTCTCCCACTTCCTCAGGATGTGGTGGAAAGGAGTAAGTTTTGAGTTTCGAAAGATGTCCCCAACCAGGACCATGACTTCATTAATAGACACATCAAGACCTTCAACAGGCAATGCTTCAAAATACCTAGCAAGGGACTCCAATTCATTTTCCTCTGTGGCGTATTGCTCAGTCCTTTTCCAGTCTTTAGTGTTATCACGCAATCTCCACAACTCTTTAGCAACCTGCAAGTCCAGATGTGTGACACCTTGCTTTATAGAAGTCGTGCCAATCACATGGTCAATATAACTTGTTATGTTTTGCGGAGCAGTTGGTTTCCTGTCTGTCACAACTGGTGCAGTAGGCCAACCTAATTCAGACAAGATTTCTTGAGTCTCATTGATGGCATCTCTGTCAAATCTGTCAGGCAAAGACCTGATAAATTCGGGCACAGCTATCTTGTCAACTGTTTTATTCAAATCTAAAATCATGTTGTTCCAATAAGAACGCAAGGTTTTCTTTTTCAAGTTCAAGCCCTTGACATCAGACTTTGCATTCAGGGAAATAAAATGGAGCACAAGGCCCCAATTTATCAACTTCAACAACATGCGCAAAATAGCCAACTTAAACAATGTTCTGGCAGTCTTGAAATTTCGCCTCCACACAAGCCAATAAAAAGGGTAAAATGCCAAAGTCCATATGAAGACTAATAAGTCAGATCCAAGCATAATGACTTTGTCAGAAGCCACTAAGCCAAGGAAAATTACACACAATGAGACCCTAAAGGAGAAGAAGAAAGCACGTGTTTGAAGACGTACAGCCGCATAAAGCACTCTAGAATACATCATGGTCAACATGAAAGCAACAGAAATCATGCCACCTAACCCAGGAAGGAAGCTTGGGCAATAAAGAAAATAAGTTATGACTGCTATGACTGCCGGTTCATCCTGTGATGCGAGAGCAGCCACATTCTTTTCAGTGAATGTAATGCCACCAAATTGAATACTGAACTTCATATTTTGGTCTGACACCACTCCAAGAAGGCGTGTCAATAATGATTTGACCTTCTCGTTGCCAAGTGGTGTACTCTTGGCAAAACTCATGGCAAATGATATGATAAAACACCATAATAGGGGTCCAAGAGCAAGCGCGCTGGACACTATTGCACACAACCACAACAATACCTTCACAGTTAAAGTGACAGTGAACACAACCCCAAAACACTTGAAAATGATGACTGACATAATAATGGGTATGGACCAAGCAATTCCACTTAGCACCCAAAATATCACCCAAACAAGCAGAAAGAAAGATAAAGTGACCCCAGCACGAACTGATTGGCCCATTAAATATGGCAAGAATTGAACAGTGTCTAAGATCATTTCATCTAATGTTACATCTGTTTTTGGCCAAGACCCAGGCATTTGTGCTAGGTCGTCTGCTGTGAGAGCAGGCATTTCAACGTGCGGTGCTTTGGCACCAAATAAGTAACCAATAATATTTATTCCAAAATTTACCATGATTGACCGCTCATTTGAGTCGGTTTCGCCCAGTTCTCTCCGAATCATTTCTGGGAACTAACTAGCATTGCTAGTGGCAAAATAATAATAATAAACAAACAAAATCCAATAGGAGACGGGCAAGCAACCCATCCTATACCAAAGAAAACAACAGTACAGCCGTACTGAATCCTGATTGATCCCCTTAATAGTGGGAC